ATTATTACTGTTAAATCGTCTCCATCTGGATCTGAATCATTATCTAGTACATTAATTATAACAGAATCTCCTTTGTTTACACCAACTGAATCAGCAACCGCTATTGGAGCTTCATTTTTATCTTCATAATCAAATATCAAATAAAGGTTTTCGTTTGAATTAGGTCTATTAAAAACAAAACTTCCTGTGTTGGTTTCTGAATTAGCAGATACAATGTTTTTGGTTATTGATAAGTAGTTTGCTGCCGCTAAAATAGTATTTATTTGAGCTTGAGTATAAAGTGTGCTAGATACTAAATATCCAAGTCTATTTAATTGTGCTTCGTTAAAAAATGCAGTACTTAGGGTATCTTTAAATGATTGTAATGTTATTGTCTCACCACTTGAAGGGAATTTTCCAACTCCTTCTGTTCCTGATTCTACCGTAAACTCGCTAACCGGAGCTAATTCAAAATAATGTGTACCTCCATAGTATGTTCCAGAAGCTTTTTTGAATCTGTTTATTATCGTATTTCCAATATCTCCTTCATCATTAGTAACAATTGTTATTAATTTCATAGCGGAGCCAACCGGACAATTGTTTGTTAATTGTATAGTCGCGCTATCCGTTATTGGAGTAACTGTGATTGTTGCTGTATCTACATTTAGGTTATCTCTATCGAACGTTAATACTCCGGAGCCAGTTACATTACTTAATACTGATATGTTATTATCAAACACAGCTTGTATTGTAGCGTTGCCCGAAGTAATATTGTAGTTTAAGGAAACTTCTCCTGATAAATTGTTTAGATTTAAGATATACGTAAAAGCCTCAGTAATGTCTTTTGTTATTGTGTTTCCGCAATAAGCGTTGAATACTGTTAAGTCTTCATCTTCTGTTGATAAAACATATTTTTTGTGGTATGGATCATATCCACCTAATTTTTTAGAACTAGGGTTATTAATGAATAACTCTCTAAAGAAATTTACCATTCCATAGTTTATCTCACTGGTACCGTCAATAGATAGTCTAATTGGTGTTCCCATTTTGGGATTTACATAGTAGAATCTATAAGAATCCCATGCAATACTTTCTGGATTTTCTCCACATCCGTTTTCGCCTTGGTATGGAACATATTCACCTAATATTTCAGGGGTTCCAGAAAGAACAGTATCTCCGTTAGCCATTGTAAGCAAATCTCTTCCAAATAAAACATATCCAGCTTTATCTCCCTGCCAAACAACTATATTTCTATCTCTTGTGAATAAGAATTGTATAGGTCCGTTCTGTTTTTCTAATAATTTAAAGTTTAATTGAGAAGTATTAAATACGTTCAACCCGTTCATATTAGTTTCTTCAACATATCCTTCTCCGTATGTTAAATCTGCGAACCTTCTAGTTTCTTTGTATTTTTCTATAGATGTTGCAGTAGGCTTTAAATCAATGTTTAGGAAGTTTGAGTTTGCTGCATCTTTAATCCTGAAACTTTCAACGCCATTTCCTTGCACATAACAATTAAAGAAATCTAAGTCTATAATCGCAGGTAGCGAGCTAGTTTGGTTTTGAGAATTACCTTGATGCTTACCGTCTATTATTTCAAAAGTTTGTTCGGTCTCGTAAAACTTAAAGTCTTCTGATTGTTTTGTTTCTGTTTCAAAAACAACAAGTCCTTCAACTAGTATCGCATCTATAACTACAGTTAATACAGATTGTTTTTTGCTTGCAGGACTTCCGGTATTATCTCCTTGAATAAGTATTCTTACTTCACCTCCTACTTCCTCAAAATTAATGTCAAATTCATCATCTACAGATCCTAAGTCTACAACTTCTTCTTCCCACCAATCTTTTATGTTGTCATAAGTAGACGCAACAATGTATTCTTTATTGAATTCTGGACCATTACCGTCTTCTGCGACTTTAAGGAATATGTTTATTTTACTTCCTGCCACAATTTCAATAGCATTTTCAAAAGTACCGTCTTCGCTATAGCTATTGAAGTCTTTTATTACTACTGCAGGTTTCTTTAAATCGTTATTATCGGTAGAGTTTTTCCAGGCTGTTCTTTTTGTTTCGTCACCGAAAAATGCTTCTAGTATGTTTTCGTTAATAAATTTTTCTTGCCTATTTTTCCCTGCTGATCTTACTTGGTCAATATTTATAATAGCATTTTCAGAATAAGACATATCATATCCACTAGGCTTTATTTTCATGTAAAGTCCAGATTCTTCAATAATATCGTTGTCTTCTGAATCGGTATTTCCTTCTATAAAATCTTTCTCCTTATTTACAACTTCCAACACTCTTGTTTTAAGTAAAGAGGTTATAGGTCCATTAAGATCAGATTTAACAATTAAAGTATCTCCTTCGTTAACCTTGTCTCTGTTGGCTCCTTCTAGCTTAACCCATCTATAAACACCATCTGGATAATAGACTGTAGCATATATAGTCTGATACTGTAATGCATCTGATTTTACTACTAATTTATAAGAGTCTGCCCAATAAGGAGCATTGTGATTTATGTTTATTAGCAGCTTGTTTTGTAAAGTGCTTAGTTCTTGAGGAATATAAATAGTATTATTCAAAGATGTTAGAACTGTAGATTTTCTACCCCATTTATCTTGATAAATTATACCTACTTCATATTCTCTATTCGTTTTACAACTTGATACTGTCTCTACATTGCTAAAAAATGCACTTGATCCGCTATTGAATTTAAACAATAGGTTTTCTGTATGTGTATTAGTAGGGTTATCTCCAGGATCATTAGGAGTATCATCTACGGTATAAACTAAGGTTATCGCCTTTATAGTTATTGTAGTTGTTGTGCTTCCAGATACAGAAAAAGGAATGTTACTAGATAAAGTCCATGCATCATCAACATCAATATCGTATTCAGTTATGAATTTAGCGGTCAATATGGTTCCTATAAAAAACTTAAAATCATCATTAGCGGCCAATCCTGCTGCGTTATCAAAATCTTCTGTAAGAATATACTCTAGTGTGTCTAAGTATTCACCATCGTATAATGAATTACCAAGGTCTAAGTTAAAAATAAGACGCGTATTTTGGTTTAATTCTATTGTTGGTGGTATTGTAAATGTAAAAGTAGTTTCCGTTGCTCCTATAGAGTTTGATAATTCCTCACCACTTACATCATTTGACTTCACATCTATTGTGTAGTCCATTTTAATTGAGTTGTCGTCTTCGTCTACAATATCATATCCTTCTACGTAGTTTCCTATTGTCGGTATGTTTTCTGTTAAGGTTAATGCCTTAGCTTTTCTAGGCACATTGTCAAAAGTTCTGTATAGCTCTTTCTCTGCCAAAATTTGGTAGATTTTATTGTTAGAGAATACATAGTTCTTATCTACGTCGTCAGCCCATCCCTCTTCTTCTTTATTGAATGAAGTTATAAGGTAAAGGTTATTAGAGTTGCTCTGCTTTGATATAATCTCAATATCAGTAACTTGTTTTGGTCCCGTATCAAAAGTGATTCTAGCCGCGTTAAAAGCGTTCACCATGCCTATGTTTTCCATAGACTGATAATCCATTTTGAATTTACCTGGATTAAAGTTATAGTTGGAGTATGTAGAAACAGCACTTCTTTCACCGTCTAGGTATTTGTATCTGTAGCCAAAAGACATAAATATCTCTTCCAAGTAATTGCTTTCCTCAGAAGAGTATGTAGGTGTAATTTTTGGGGCGAATTTTGGTTGCTTTTTGATTAAGAAAATATCTTCTTCTTCAAAATTGTTCTCGCCCCATGTTTTTGCTCTGGAAATATTAATGCAACAAATATTCATATTGTTGTCAGTCCACATCAATAAATCCTTTTCTGGATCTTCGCTTAGTACTTTAACAATGCCGGTTATTAAAAAATCTTCTTTTATGTTTAAAACCCTATCAACATCTTCGGTTCTAGTATCTTTAAGTACAGTACTCGAAACTTTGTTGGTTTCATCCCATTCAATTAAAAATGTTCCTGTATCAGATTTTACGAACCAATACAGATTGTCTCTAAATTCATCTTCGTATTTACCTATCTCAATAGGATTGGCACCAAAATCAATAGAAGTCAACTTTTTGTTAGACAAGGAGTTTTCTATAGCCCCAACATCCGATCCCTCTGAGTTAACAACTTCTATATTGGTTGCTTCGCGGTAGTCTCCATCCTCCAACAATCTGTTGTCGATGTCTAAATTCATTCTACCATTTACGAAAGACTTCTTCATTTTATATAATTTTGGTTGACTACGCTAGTCTAAATATTTCTCTTAAGCTGAAATTAGATTTCTGTATTTTAGCTTTATGTAATGATGATTGGTATGCTTTTTTTGCCCTTTCTTTTTCATTAGCAGGAACAGTTCTCCTTTCAGATATAATATTGAAGTAAGCCCATTGAGTTAATACTGTTTTAAGCATTTTTGGAATCTCAATTTCCTCTTCTTTTAAATTATGCAACTCTAATCCATCAGATAAATAATGAATAACAACCTCTTTATCTAGTAAGTCCGAAGAAAAAAGTATGTTCTTTTTGTCTATTACAAATTCACCATACATTGATAACTTAGAAGTGTCTAAGTTTCCTTGGCTTCCATGGAAACAAAAAGAATACTTCTTATAAGGTTTGCCGTATGCGTTTATACCGTTAGCGTTAAGCGTGTTTCCTTCGCTATCGAATAGTAAGTTGTAGTTACTGTCTTGTAAGTGGCTTATAGCTGTCGGTATATCGTTGTTTATATTTAAAGGATATAATTTGAAATCCTCTCCAACCAATGAAACCGAAACCCAATCAACATAATCTTGTTCTAAAGGAAATCTCAAAGAAGGGCCAACGGTTCTTTCTACAGCTTTTATGTTTTTCTGTACTTCATGAGTTAGCTCTTGCAGAACATCCTTAAGTTGCATTACGATTAGACTTCGTTTAGTGTTCGCTAAGTAGTTTTCTGAGTCTGTAGTTCTTAATAGCATTTGATCCACAACACTTTTTAGCGTTATAAATTGGTAGCCTCCATGAAGGTCTTCGTTTTCGTGATATGTTTGTGCTGTTTGGATCGGCATAATTATGAAGCGTTATCTTGATTGAAATCTGTATTTTCCTGAGCCATTGCTACTTGTTGAATATCTTGCTCTTTAAGGTTTATTCCAAACGACAACAAAACTCTTCTTGTAATTTCAAATTCTTCGCTTGGATGTATGTCTGCATCCGAAAAATCCGAAGCAGAAGGGTTGAACAATGCGGTTCCATTAACAACAACGTTAGTCCATTTAGGATAGTTTACTGTTCTTAGGTATGTTATCGATACGGTTTCCGTTGTTTCTGGATAAATTTTAATTGTGTTACCTACTTTAAGCAATGCAGGATATTGTGTTGTTGCTAATGTTTTTACAATATTAAATTCCTTTGAGCTTTTGCATTCTTCAAAAGAAGTTGTGCCGGCAATGGAAATTTCATCTATGTATCTATAGTTTTCAGGTAGCACATATTTGTTAGTTGAACCTGATACAAGCACTAAATCTTCCTCGTCAACCAGGTAATGGTTTACTTTTTCTCTAAATCTATCTGCTAGATTCTCTAAAAAGTTAGGCATTAAACCTCTATTCTGCTTGTTTATGAATCTACTTATGTCAGAAAAGTACTCTTCATTTCGTCCTTGTATGGCATCAAATAATGCTTTATCGAAATCAGAAGGCTTCACATTGCCCCTAACATCAGTGTTTACAAAGAATTTTACTGTGGAATATATCCTGTCAATTAAATAGGCCATGTTGTAGTATAGATAAAACTTATATTAAAAACAAAGTTAATAAAAACAATCAATACATTTTTACTATATTGTATCAAATTTTAGTATAAGTTTGTTAATATGTATTATGGATAAAGAATTAATTGCTAAGGTATTAGAGTCTATAGGTGCTAACCACGAAAAGTCAGGTGGCAAATCAGGTATTACTCCGGTTCAAGTTTCTATGCAGTTGAACATTGATTTTTCTTCTTTACGTGACATATTGAATCATTTATACGAAAATAAATTGATTAAAGTAAGAGAAGGAAATAACAGTTATTTATTATTTAAGCCATGACAAAACAAATAAAAGAAACAAAAACATTCAATCTGCTAAATAAAATGCAGCAAACTATGACCTTAAAAAAAGGTCCTGTAGAAGAAATTAGACTAGGTTGTACAATGTCAAAATTAAAATCTTTCGACTTCTGGATAAAAACCTGCAGTCCAAGAGATTTAGTTAGAAATATAGTAGAAGAAATCAATAAACAATAAGGGGAGTTATGACTATCAAGGAAAACAAAAAATTTAAATTAAGTATTTATAATGTAAGTGGCGAGCCATTCCATTGGAAGCCTGTTTATGATTCAGTAAACGATAATTATCACAGACTTAAAAATGGTAAAGATTTCAAGTTTGTAAATACTTGGTCGTTTTATATTTCAATTACAAATCGTGTTTTTTGGCTTTGGTGGTGCTTGGATTTCACTATTAAACCAGAATTGTTGAGTGGAAAAACACCTATTAGATACGTTGAGTTTGGAAAAACACATTTACAATTAATGGACTTGCCTCACGGTAATTGGAATGATAAGGATAATTAGTAAGGTACTGTATATAAACTTGTTAAAAATTAAAAATGAAAACACTAATAACCATACTAACCATTTTAACTCTAATATCCTGCGGTAAGCACGAAACACAATACGAAGAACTAAACATATCTTTTACAGTTCCTACGTTCTTAGATAAGTGCGGAGAGCCTGTAGAAGCGATACTAGTTATTAACGGTGTGTTACATCAATCAAAATTAAATGTGATCGCAGGAGGTTGGAAAATGGATGGTATATTAGTGGAAGAAGGAAAAAGTATAATAACAAAACTAGTATTAATAGACGAGCAAGGAACAGAACTATACACAGCAGTAGGATATATGGATAGATACCGATTTGATTTGATTAACGAAAGAAATCCAATGAGGGTATTGAGGTATACTAAAATAGGTATGGGAGTAGCTGTTATTTGTTTTTAAAAATTAATTAAAATGACAATAGAAAAACTGATTGCAAGCAAAACAAAAACGATGACTGATTTGGGTGGAAAGAAAACAAAAGTTCTATACCTTAGAGATGAAAGTGAAATAGAAGACTTTAAACAGCAATTAATTATAGGTGGTGTTAGCAATAGTTCTTTGCTTGAAGAATTTCGACTTAAATTGATAGGCATGGAGTGTTTCGCTGACGAATTTTACAATGAAGATGCAAAAGCTGGTTGCAAAACTATATTTGATGAGCTAAAAGACTGGATTGACAAAAAACGTGTTTAGCATTATTGCTAACGTGTTGAATATGGTAAGTATCTGACCCCCTAAAAGTTTCGGTTTAAAATAAATGTTTAATCGGCTATTCACTATATTTTGTGTTAGCCACTTTTAAAGAGCAATGGCATATACAGAACAACAGATTGAAGAAGCGATAAACAATGTAAAGCATAAAGCTCCAATAGTAAGAGAATTTAGTGGTTATATTGTGTTAGGGCAAGACGAAAGAGATTTTGCATCTAAATGCAGGAAAATAGCAAATGGTGATAGATTTGGGTTTTACACAATAGAACGAGCGTTGGCTAATTGTGGCTAACAATAGCGTATAGTTGCAAAAAGTAATAGTATAAAAAAAACAAAGCCCCAACTAAGGGGCTTTGCGCTTTCGGGAAAAAGCAAACACACATCTAAAAAACTATGCGGTTTATTGTTAATCTAGCTTAGACATAATCCAATCTAAATCGTTTTTCTTTACATTAGGAACTTCTTTCCCATTATTTAGTTCCTTATACATTTGTCTTGCCTCTTCAAGATCGTTTTGATGTTTCTCTTCGTCTGACAAAGTTACAGCTTTTGAAGCAATTACTTCGTTTACTGCTGCTCCTAAATCAGCTTCCTTCTTTTTATTGTACATCCTAGTGTTTTGTATTCCAATTTCTTGAAGTGTAATCTGTGAAATTTCCGTGTTCTCACTTAAGAAGGCACTTAATTTTCTGATAGGACTTTGACCTGCCGGAACAGTGATAATCGTTTTACCGTCTGCCCATTGAACCTGAGTCCTTGATGGATCAATCTTCAACACTCCTTTTTGAATACCAAGTGCACCCATGTACTTAACTTTGTAATCACTATCATTCATTTCGTCAATTAAAGCTTGTGGAGTTGCCTTGGCCTTTCTCTTAAGTTCTAATTTAACTTTAGCTTCCGACATTGAAATAGCATGCTCACCAATTAAAATTAAAGCGTTAGCCATTAATTCATCTTCTCCAGAAATATTGATGCGAGATAAAGCAGCTTCCTCTAACTCAAATTGCTCTAATTCTTTAATCGCTTGAAGATCTTCGTCGATTACTTCATACTCTTTATTATACCACTTGTGCTTCTTAAGTAATTCTAGTAAAGGTCTGTTATGTGCTTCAACCTCTAAAATACCATCTTCAAATACAATTGGGTTAGGTTTTTGATCTCCTTTGTAGTCTTCTACCCAAATACTATCTACCCCTTTAATATAATGAACTCTCTTTAAGGTTTTTAAACCTGATTCATTCTTTTTTTCCAACATCATTGTTTTTGTTGGAATGGAAAAACTCACTGGAGATCTCCCTTTAGTTAACCTGAATGTTACGATGTTTTTGTTTGCCATTTTTCCTCTTTGTATTAAAAAAAGCAGGAGAAATTAATCTCCTGCCTATATGTTACTATTTGATTATGCGTAGTAATCTGCGCCTGTTCTAACTACGAAATATGCATTGGCACCAACTAACATGTTAGTACATTCTGACATAAAATCAGTAATTTGATTATCGGTTCTGTGCTGAGTTCCACCTGGTCCAAATACTTTAACTTCTCTCTTACGAGCAGCGTTTCTGTAAAGGATAGATAAGTAAGGCTTGCTTACTGTGTTACCGTCACGCATTACTGAAGTCGTTCCAGAAGGAATGATTAAACAAGCAATACCTGAAGCTTTAAATTGAAGGTTACCAAGTAATGTCGGTTTATCCAATAAATCCCAAGGAGTAAAGTGGAAAGTGATACCATCGATGTAAACAGAAGCAAAACCTAATTTAATAGCCATGTCTTTGCTGTTGTTGAACATACCGTAGTTGCTTCCTGCTGCATAATGCGCATTTAAACCTGACATCATTTGTCTTAGGTAAGCTCCTTGTTCGTGGTTATGCCAGATAGTGTACTCAGTACATCCAGTTCCTTGTTGCTTGATTCTTAAAGCTACCTTAGATAACTCTTCGATATCAGTGATATACTCGTTAGCAATGTTACCGCCTTGTTCGATTTGAGGAACAAAACCTTTCATACCTGCTGCGTCACCAGAAGCTTTTCTTTCAAATAATGTGAAAGTCATTTCAACCTTGTTATCAAATAAGATACCAGTGTTTTCTACTTCATGGTTGTACCATTTTGGTCCATCAGGAGTATCAATCCAAGTATCGTGAAACATATCTGATCCTTCGATAGAATAAGTTTCTTTGATAATGTGAGAAAAGTTCTCCTTAACATCTGGATTCCATCTTTTACCTTTTTCAAAGTTTCCTGTCCCTTTAGCAAAAGAGTTAGAGAAATCACAAATAACAGAAACGGTACCTGCGAAAGAAAAAGCAACACCGTCATCCGGAGTGGCAACAAATATTTTAGAAGAAGTGATAACGGTAACTGTAGCTTGCTTGTTGATTTCACCGTCAGAAATCAAAACAATATCACCAACTCTTAAATTGTGATCTGAAGTTGAAGTAAATCCAGAAGCAAGCGCATAAGTTACGCCTTTAATAATAGTGTTTAACTGACCTTCCTCAGCCCATTGTACGCGATCATTTGCGTAAAGTTCTTCTTGACCCATTAAGCTAATAAGCTTAGTGATCTTTCCACGGCCATTAGCCATGTGTAATTTTGGCTTCAACTTTGGTACATACTTATCAGCATAAGAGCTTAAAGTAATGAATGTTGAAGCATCTGCAATTGCTCCTGCAGGTTTGTCGATAACGGAAATTCCGCTAAGGTTATTGTCTTGTAAATCGAATGCCATGATTGTCTATTAAAAATCGTTAACTGAAAATGGTATCGCACTTGTTGAAGATGTTCCTGGTATTGGAACAATTCTACCTTTCTGTTGTTCGGAAGGCATTTTAGATTTTGTACTAAAGTTCGCATTGGTTTTGTTCTTCACAGATTCTTCAATCCATTCTGCCCTAGCCTTATTCACTGCTGAACTGATTACTTTTCCCATGTTTTCTTCTTGAGCAAAGAACATTGCCTTTTGAAGTTTAGCGTAGTCTACTACACCGTCTTTTGAGAATGATTCTTGAATAAACTTATCCGTGTCTGAAGCTGCCGATAACATATTATGCTTATCTTTTTGGCTAAAGTCATAAGATATATCCATCTTAATTTCTTCTCCGTTCTCGTCAATTGTAACTTGGAAAGTAGATGCCGTGATATTATCCTGCGACTTCTGTAGTCCTTCTAAGTATTGTTCTCTTTGACGAGTCAAATTTTCGTATTGCTCTTTTGGGATATTAACTCCGTTTTCAAGTGTTACCATTTCTGGTCCTTCTTGCGAAGCTGATCTCTCAATAGGTTGCTTATATTTTTTTTGGTCTTGGATTTTATTGTTTAACCAATCTTTACCATAACCTTTTAATTTTATTAAATCAAACTTATCTAAATCCTCAGATAAATCGATATTCAATTCTTTTTCAATGAACTCTATTGCTTCACTAGATGTAAACTCACCATCAGAAAAATCTATTGCTTTCTTCTGTGCTATTTCTAGCGGAGTCATTTTAGTAAAGTCTTTATTCAATTCTGCAAAATCACTAAAACCTCTGCCAGTTTCCTTTGAATAGTTTATGAATTGAATAGCTTCATCAGATAATCCCTCTAATGGATCTACTGCTTTTTCAGGAGTTTTAAACAAATCATCTATTGATTCAATGTCTTTTCCTTTTTTCTCCTTAAAATAAGCTTTTATAGCATCGTCGTCTAATTCAATATACTTAACCTCTTCTACAACTTTTTCTTCCTTCTTAACTTCTACTTCTGGTTTTTCTTTAACCTCAGTATCAGCTTTTACTTCTGTAGTAGTTTCTTCAACTACTTCTTCTGTAACAACTTCTGGTGTTTCAACTACCTCTCCTGTAGTTTCTTCCTCAGCTTTCACTTCAGGAACTGCCGCCTCTGGTTGGGTTGCCGCGTTGTCATCTGTAAAATCAAAGTCATTTAAAAAGTTTTTCCCGATAGATTCCATACTATAAATTTTTCTTATATGAATACAAAGTTATATAAATTTTCCTTATAGTAGATATAAAATATCAATATTTTTATATTAAATAGTATATGGAACAAAAAAACCCTTCCAGATTAGGAAGGGTTTTAAACATTACGGGGAGGTATATAGAACTAAAAAAAGCTAGTACCAAAGATAATATAAATATCCGTTATATAAGCTAAAAAAGTAATTTTATTTAAAATAAGCTGATTTGCTTATTTGCCTAAACTACCAACCTTTCTGTTACCTGTTTCTTTAAATATTCTCGATAACTTACTATCCTTTACTTTTCCTAGCATAAGATTCATCATATAAACGCTACCTTCTGTTGTGAATATTATATAAACGATACAAGCTAAGAATACATACATCCATTCTCCGGACATTACCGGTTCCCATACAATTTTCACCAAAAATATTTGATTAACCATCCATACACCATTGCTCGCCCATGAAGCAAATCTGTGGTATTGGGGGTCACCGCTGTTACGTGATCTACTTGTGAATGTAAATGCCATGTTCTGAATAAAAGAAATGACTGCTAATGCTAATAATAATCCAAATGTTTCCATAGTTTCTAGTTTTTATGCGTATAAAATTGATTTTCTCCCTTTATCCGGGTCCACAATTATTGTGTTGCTTTCTGGTTGTCTCCCGACATAGCCTTTTTCTTTGTGCCACCAATCATCTGTTCCGCTTAGAGAAGGTAATCCTATTCTTTGAACGTTACCGTTTAAGTCTCTATAACTTCCTACATGCTCATGGCCGTGTATTAAAAGAAAGTGCTCTACCTCTTGGATGTTTATTCCTTGAAGTTTTGCTTCTCCTAATATCATTTTGTGTGATTCTCTTTCTAGCGTTGCTACCGATCCTAATTCGTCTCCATGTGTTGCCACAATACAAACCTTACCATATTGGTAATAAGCTCTTGCGTCGTGACATACAACTACTTCAACATCTTCATCATCTTCATAGTAAATTTCCAAGAATGATTGTATAGCTATAGAGGTTTCGTAGTCGTGATTGCCCTTTACTGGTATTAAAACCACTTTTGCTAATTGCTTATAGAAATTTATTATTTCTATTTGAAGTTTAAGGTAGTTTTTAAATTCTAGTCTCCAAAGTCCGTCAGTTGCTTGGTGTTGACCTGTTAATTTTGTAGTTGATTGGTGCATTCCATCTACATGAATGTTGTCGTTTCCAACAAATACAAAGAAGTTTTCAGGATTACCATATCTGGCTACCTCGTTAGCTAAACTCTTTACATGGTCCTTTATCCTTTTCTTGGCAATTTCCCTGTCATAAACAACTCTTCCTAAGTGGTCGTAACAAAGTTTTAAGTAGTGAGCATCAGATATTCCAATTATTGCTGAAAAAGCATAATCTAAATCGCTTATTTTCTGAATCTTAACCTTTTCTGGCTTTTCTATTTGAAACTCAGAAATCATAGCTCTTATAGATTCCAATGATGTGTTCTCGAAGTTCCACCAATTAGAAGCAGCTTTTACTGTTTCCTCCCATTCCCTCTTTTGGGTTTTTTTATACACCCTTCTTTTTAGGGTCTGAATGTTTTCTTCTACCGCTAGATCAACATCTAGTCCTAATTCAAATTCTAAATCGGTTTGACCAGGAGAAGCTTTACTAAATCCATGTATTCTAGCATAGATATAAACTGCTTTAGTGTGTATGAAGTCAAACTCCATAGCGACAATTGCTGCTGTTTCATTGCCATGTGAATACACATACTTTCTTTGAATTAAACTGTGTCTATCAAATCCACAAACATAGTTCCCGTACTCTCCTAGGTCAGTTATAATTGTTCTGTTGCTCCAATTTATAACAACATTTTCGCCCCTTGACTCTAACCCTTTTCTTTGTTCTTTTTGTTTTAAGCTGTTTTTCTTTGGTTTAGCTTTTTCTTTAGTGTCAATAATTCCACCTTCTCTAATTTTTAGGATTTTATCCCAATCATCTTCCTCGATGTAATACTCCGCTTGGTTCCGGCCTTTCATGTTTGGCTTTGGATCGAACCCTAATAGTTCTGCTTCTTCTTTTTTAAGCTTTTTCCGAATCTTCATAATGTAATGTTTAGTTTTTGTTTTAACCGATTAAACTTTCTAGGCTGAATTTTTTAGAAAAATCGATAGGACCTTTATCTTTTAATCTTTGGTCTATCATTTTACTTTGTCGAGTACTGTTCTCGATTTCTCTATCCGATTTAGCGTCTTCTTTGTATTTTGTTAAGTTTATTGTTTGTAAATTTTTGATTTGCTCTATATAAACGTCTTGTTGGAAAGATTCTTGTCTTATAGGTGCTTCAACTTGTAGTTTTTGGAAATGCTCTTTTACCCTTAATGTTGATAAGTTTCCTTCTTTTTGAAGTTCTATTTGAGCTTTCATTTGCAATAATTCTAAATCACCCTGCATTTTAACCTGTGCTGCTTCCGCATTAGATTGAGATTGCAATTTTTGTTTGTATGCATCTTCTTTCATTCGCTCTTTAATCTTACGAGTCCTTACAAACCTCATATACTCTACAGCTTGCTTCATATTACCTCTGGCAATGCGCATAATATCAGATTTTTCAGACACATCTATAGTCCCTTCGTTTAGTGCAATTCCTAAATCTTCTCTAAGTTCTGCTAGTTCTTCTTTCGAAGGTACTAATTCTACGGTAAATCCGAACTCAAAATTGCTTCTATTTTTCAAAGTTTCTAATGCGTCCACATTATGCTTACCTACAGCTTGCTCATACATCTTAATTAAATGGGATGCTTCCTTCTTTAAAGTGAAGATAGATTTAAGCCTAGAACTTATAGTTTCTGATACTCTTTTATCGAATGAAACGGCTGCATCTGCTATGTGTTTTGTTGCGGAGTTACCTGCTAACTTCATTAATTGGTTTACTCCTACAAGAGCATCCTCAGATAAAGAACCGTCCATAGCAGGGTTAATTCCTGTTGTCTCTCTGATTAAATTGTAGTAGTGTGCCCAAAGATTTAATAGGATAGTTAATGCAGAACCTTGTTGGTTACCCATTGGCCTTGCACTAGCACCGTCTTTAATACCTTCGTCACCCATCTGTATTCTTTTCTTAAGAACAACACCCTTGGCGTTTAATATGGATAAAGCCATTTTCCAATTCTCTTGCTTAGAATCCCCATCTTTCATGTCAGTAGTTAACTGTGCTAGTTGGTCAATATCTAATTCAATCAAGTCAGGCTTTAACTCAGACATTAAATGTTGCATTTTCAAGTGAACATACTGCATTTGATTAGCTATAGGAATAACATTACTCTGGAATGACCTTAATTTGTTCTTATATAATTCAGAAGCTTGTGCTATGAATGGGGGTAATACGCGATCCATATCATCGAATGTAGTGTTCTCAGACTCTTTATACCCGTAAACATACTTATCACTTCCAACTATATAGTTTCCTTCGTACCAAGTATCTAATCCTTGTTCTAGTTTACTTTTTTCAGATCCTTCAGGAACTTCATAGTTCTCGTCTCTTTTAGATACTTTTTTAAGTTTTCCTTTTCTATCGTAGTATGCTTTGTATACTTGTTTTTTATCAGATTTGAAAGTGAATCGTAGAACTTGAATTTTAAAATCAAGTAATTGGTCCATATCGCATTCATCAAAATTTGCTATTCCACTTTGAGAATTATCACCGGAGTAAGTTTTAGCAATTTCTCTACACACTATATCAGAATATCCACTTTCTCTTCGTATATCGTTGATAGTTATAGTATCTACAACACCGAAATAGTATGTATCAGAAAAATCATTCTTTTCAGTATAGCTATGTACGAAGTTTTCTGGATCAACATAAGTTGCCATAACACCGTTGTTAGGGTCAGTGTAAACTCTTGCTACTTGTAAATCAACCAATACAGCATCCTTATCAGTTTCTTTTTTGATATGGTTCCATCCGCTTACATTTTTAACGAACTTAATTAGTATTTCTTCCGCTATTTCTTGCTTTGGACGTTCTTTTATTTCAGAATAAAGAGTCATTTCTTCCTCGTCTTCTGGTATAAATCCTTGTGGCATAAGGTCAGGAAGTCCCATTGCTTTCGCTTTTTCAAACATTTCCTTGTTAGCCATGTTTTTTTTGTGGCGTAAAATGTTCTTTTCTCTTTGTAATAAAGAAAATCTATCTGCAGAACGAATGTCTAGGTTGTAGTTTTCATCAGAAATACCATTGCGAACAACATTGTTGAACTTGTTCAGAACATTTATGATAGTCCAATCCATGTTCATCCATTCCAGGTCTTCATTCTGTCTCGCAGCAATATCCTTGTATGGTTGTATTCCTTGCTCACCTCTATTGTAAAGACGCATTTCTCTAACCCAATTATGCCTAGACATAAAATCGCAGTCTTTAGTAATCATACCTCCATTAAACCATTCTTGTTGAATAGTCATGGCGTATTTTAATCCGTATTGAGGATCTAGTTTTTCGGCATAAGAGGCTAACGGGTCCGGAGTAATTCCAGAAGCAAGGGTAAATTTTCTTTCTGTTGTGTTCATGGCTTATAATCTTTTTGACATTCCACCTGAATTGTCATATTTCTGGAATGGAATAAATACTGGTTGAGGTTTTGTTGTTTCTTTTTTTACTCTTTTTTGGTTAAGCAACCTTGAAAGTGAGAATGCGATATATGCATCGTATTTCGTTCTGTTTGATGTTTCTACGTCTTTTATTTGAATAAGTGTCCTAGTGAACGGCATATCTCCTATCTTCCCTACAGCTCTATTGCTTGCGTCCCTAGCAACTCCTAGTTGGTCTTCTACAAATGCTTCCGTGGCATAAAACTGTCCTTCTCCAATTTTAGAATCTTGTTGCGGAGCTCCACCAAATTCTTTTTCTTGTGGAGTTAAATCATTATAAACTTTAAATGGATTGTTCGCACTATAATGTCTATACCCTCGGTCTTTTACGTATGCCAAAAACTGGTCGTTAGATTGCTCTGCTAAAAATGGCATTGAGAAATAAACGGAGCACATAATTACGTCCTCAAAGAATAGCTTAACTTTCTTTGGTCTGTCTATGTATTCTAAAAACATTAAGTCGTTAGGGAAGTTATCTGCTGTATTTGTTTTAGTGGTACCAATAATACTACCCTTAGAACCTCTACCATCGGCATTAATACTTCTGTTATACGGATCGACTCCGAAACCTCCTATATGTTCTGCTAAAGGAGCTTTGCCAAGGGATCCGTTTTTATACTTTTCTTCATGCTTGTTTCTATACTCTATTGGTGGGTGACATCCTTTTTTTATAAAGAATCTTCCATTTTCTGGATCTGGCCTCCATACAACTTCTGTATCTTTAATACCGTCTTTCCATGTAAAGTTTCCGCGCTCTAAGTCATCGTTACCTAAAAAATCTCTTTCAATAGTCCATCTGTCATTTAACTCAAATTCACAGTGTTCCATTTGCTCTAAAATCTTAGGTAGATTAAATTCACAATCGTTACTTGCATCCCTGAACGCATCCTTTATAGTGTCGGGAAACTGTCTTCTTTGTTCGTTATACTTTTCAGGATCACCTTTTAATGCTTCTTCTTCGTTTCTTAACCAAGATTCTGAACCAATAGATACAATGGTTCCTTCGTCTGTTTTAATTGGCTTCTCTGGATCTTTAATAATACTAAATCCATACTCGTCAAACATTCCTTCTAAACAGAATTTTGCAGGTATAAATATTCTGTATAGTCCAGATTTTGTTTGTCCGTTAGGGTTTCTATCAAGTAAATCGCTAGTGTCCCATACTTTTTTGTATTCTCCACCACCTTTTTTTAGTGAGTTTACAGTAGAAACTACCATAGATTTTCCAGTAATCTTAACTCCTTTACGGTGAGAAGTTTTTACAATTGACCAATATTCGCTAAATTTTACATCTGGTGGGTACTTACCGCTTTCATCTAGTATGGATCTGAATATCGCATCCCCATCCATCGAGTTCATATCGGTATTGTGCCAAGAAATATAAGTGCTTAACCCTTCGTTAGTACTTACGTCTCCGCGGCCTCTTCTTTTCGTTGGTTCCTCAAATACTAGTTCTTTCTTTGGAGTGTTGGTACCATCAGTAACAGGTTTAAAGAATGCCGGCAATCTCTTAAAAGCGGTTACAAGTCTTCTAAATATCTTCTTTGCATCATCCCCTTTTTTAGAAATCATACCTAAAATCTTGTCTTCGGTAATAGTTCCTGATTCTAAGAACTCAAATATCCCAAGTAGTGTTGCTCCCATACGTCTATTCTTAACGTACTGCATTCCATAACATCTTGAATCGGCTTTACAAGCCTCCCAAAATATCATTAACTCGTTTTGTATTATTCTAAAGTTAGGAAAATCAGTTGTTTCCTTAACCCATTGAACTCCGAAGTAATAGGTTCCTGGAACATAAACAGGATTCCCGTTTACGTATATCCAAATGCCTTCGTGTCTTTTTTTGTACTCAGTAGCAATAAAATCTTCGTGTTCGTCGAATAGATTTATCATGTATTCGTTAACCTCTTCTTCGGCCTTGTCTTTAGGAATACCGCTAGAATATATTTCAGAAACTCTTTTATCTATAGATTTGTCGGTTAATGCCGTTGGTAAATCTATTCGTTTCCATTTTTGGCTGAATGTGTTTTTGCCGTGGTTGATTATTTCTTCAGAATCAGGCTGTTGAGGTAGTCCAATTTTTAGTCCTTGGATATTGAATACTTCTCCTAATGTTCCGTCTCTTGAAATTATAACAATGTCTAAATCAGGATTATAGCCATACTCCCAAGAACGTAATTTGTTCTTGGTTAATCTTGTCTTATTATCAACAACACCCTTAACTTTTTCTCCTAGATAAAATATCATTCTTTACTTGCGTATTTTTTAGCAGGGTTTGTAATTTTCTTTTTAGTAGAAACACCCACTTCTTCTACTTCGTTTAATTCGTTTTCAAGACGATCTATTTCTTTTAAAAAGTGTATAGTATCATCAGCCGCCATTCTTCTTGCCTTAAGTACATTTACATACTTGTCCTCACTTAAATCGCTATCCACAGATTGTGTAATAACACTTCTATTGTTTTTAACCGCTACCTTCAAATCTAATATTAAATCAGGAATGTTTTCTTTGTAGTATTTTGATAACTCCTTTTCCGTACTCATTTTCTGTGTTTTAAATTGCTAATCCCAAAATATCTCTAACTCTAATTCTTACATACTCTTTATCTTCTAACCTAACATCTAAAAATAAATGTTTCTCAACATAAATAGTATCTCCTTTTTTTATTCCCATTGATTCCGCTATAGGATTTAGAATATCTACAATGTACTTACCTTCAATAGTTTTCTCCTTGTTATCTTCTGGAATATATATAAGGCTAGGTTTTTTTTCTGCCTTAACTTCCTTTATGCTTTTACATAAAATACTCTCTTCAAAACCTATCCATTCAGAATCATCAGTTTCTTTATACGCGAATATCAAAGAAGAATCAATTTTGTATAATTTTTTCTCCCTATCAATTAGATGTTGGTTTTCTAATTCACCTCCAATAACATACGATTGTTGAGACAATGCATTTACATCGATAAATAGTGTATCTCCAATCTTAACAGGGCCATCGTAGTTGTATGGAGTTTCAATTACCTTTACAATGGTATTACCTACTTGTCTTAAAGAAAACCTTCTATCTGCATGCAATTCAAGTCCGCTTTCGGTCTTATATGTTTGACTCCACTTCTCTGGTATGTGTACTATAAAATGATTTAATCCCTTCATAAAACTTATTTTAACCCTAAGAATAACCCTAAAACTATTACACCTCCCGTAGCAACTCCTTTACCAAAACCATTCCACCATTTTTTAGTGCCGGTACCTTGTTCTATGCTTATTTGCTTAGTCAGTATTTCAGTTTTAAATTCTGTTTCGGAAATGATTATTTCTTGAGCAGTTATGATTACTTTTTGATTATCGTTCTTTTTCCTTAAAAATGCATTCTCAACCTTTAGTTCAGAAATATTAAGTAAAGCGTTATACAAACTATCTCTATGAACACTAACGTAATTCTTGTCCTGCGCGAAGCAAGCTATCGAGAATAGCATCATCAGGATAACGATCATGAAGTTTTTTGATGTGTTGGATGTCTTTTCCATATTGTATTGAGTCGTTAATATCCTTATACGCGTCTAAGATAATATTTTTTTGCACCAAAATTATACTATCTTTCTCTTTTATTACATTAATGTACGATTTATCTGATACTGGATTTATTCCAAACCACCAAATTAAGGATGTAATTAGTATTGTAATTGCTATTATTGCTATCGTTTTTGTCATAACTAACAGTCTGAATTTTTAATTCGTAATTCTTTTAATCTTCCATCACAAGCTGCGGCCAATAAAAAGTCTCCTTCTTTTATTAGGATGCTTTTCAAGTCCATCACATCTTGCATTGTTCCTGTTTTGAATACTTCACCATACCATTCATCGTCTGTCATAGCATTAGTATTTAAAATCAAATATTCCCTTACTTCTATTTAACCAACCTTTAATGAATTTCCCCATTTTATAGTTGTTTTCAACTAGCCTATTATAGAACTTATTTCTTTCGATCATCAAACAGCACTCTGTTACATTGTGTATTTTTGACTTGGTAATGTTTCCAATTCTACCATCGGCATTAACACCTATACATTTTTGAAGTATCTTAATACCTCTTGATACGCCCATGTTATAGCACATATCAAAATAGTATAGCTTCGAATCCATTGGTACCAATTCTGCGTTGGCCGCCAAGTAATACTTTACAAATGCAATATACGCAGCTTCTTCTAATGTTGTGTCTTTAAAGTCATTAAAATCATCGAATAGAGCTTTGTTATAGTTGTATGCTATTCCCCAAACAGTCCATCCTCCAGAATCACCTTTAACGTTGTGAAGTTCGCCCCCACCTTCCCACTTCATCACAATAGGAAAGAACTTATTCTTGAATAGCTCAAATTCCTCTGGGTGATTTCTTACTATATTTTTATAATAATCTAAGTTCATAATAATATGTATGTTTTTATATTTTAAAATATAGCTTTATGTATACTATTTTGTTTTGGTAAAGAACATGTGAACTGCCAATGGCAATGAAGCTATTAATTCGCCTTCTCCTGTGCTGTAATATGGAGTTAAGAACCCAATCAAAAATCCAACACCTCCAACAACAACACCTATAATACTTCCGGCTTTCATCATCCTATCAATTTGTTGAGCAACTAAAGCTGTGTAGCTTATTAATATTGCCATTCCGGTAGCTATCATGTGCGCTATTTGAATAAACTCTTCTGTATGTGTTACCGGAGTAATCAATATAAGTCCAAAAAACACGCAGCTAAGTATGTCAAAGTACTTAGTTTCGCACTTCCATAGTATCACATCGTTTCTATTTAAAGCATCCTTAGAGCGTATTAAAAACGCTAATGCAATACAAAACAAAAAACCGTCCAATAATGGTGTGTATAATGTTAACGCTAGTTGTGAAAAACTAGGGGCCTTGCTTATAATGGTCATCACTATAGCTAAGATAAATGCAATTATTCCTGAAACTTTCATTCTATGTCTTTAAGTTTTAATTCTTTTTTTAGTTTTTCCATATCAAAAGGAAGTCCTCCTACCACTGTATCTTTATTTAGTTCTATTCTACAAAATTTGAATACAGCTAACTCCTGAGTATCTTTCTTTACTATAAAGTATTCTCGGAACCATTCTCGATCTAAAGAGTATACAACCTTCATATCGCTTTTAGAATATCCATACGCGCTTGTAGTGTCTTGTAAATCTGAATCTTTTTTTCCTAAATAATCTATTCCTTCAAAACCAAGTCTACTTGTAAACTGTTTGTCATAATAATCATTAGTGCCTAGCATTATGAAGTAGTTCTTTCTTAAAAGCTTCTCGAAATAACTAACCTTCATATCATCAAAGGTTTTAATTGTGCTCTTTGCCTGGCTTTCGTATAGTGCCGCCTTTACTTCTGCAGTAACTCTAGCCTCTCTCTCTATGTAAAGCTTAATAGAAAGCATGGCTACAGGAACATAAACCAATACTTTGCTACGTATTATTCTTCTTACCCAAGCTTTCTGTCTCAATCTTTTTTTTGCGCAACGTAACCTGAAAGCTAAAATCCTCCTTTTATAGTTGTATCTACTTACAAATTTTGTTATTCCCAAAAAAAAAGGGGGGATTTTATTGTACATTCTATGGATCTGTTTTCGGTGTATTATCTCTGCTTGATTTAGTGTCTTCTAGGAAGTATTGAATAATCAAGCATATAATAGATATTGCTATTAATGTTTTCATATCCTTACTCTTTATTGTTTAATCCAAACTTGCTAGATAAGAACATTCCTAATTTGTTTCCTAAAATACCAAAATAAGAACTTCCCCAAACTAGGAAAAATCCTAATCCAAGCAATTGCCAATCTCCACCGTCTAATCTAACCTTGTCAACGTTAGAATTAATATACCCCATAGTTACAGGTATAAACGGAAGAAAGAATAAAAATAGTCCAGGTATTCTAAAGAATAATATCCAATAGTTCTCTGCTTTTGATTGTGTTTTTTCTATTAATTTTGTCATAATTTCTATATTTAATGTCTCAAATAAATTAAAATGATACGATTGTTAATGCGGTATTTGTTCCGTCAACATTTGAATAGTTAGAGAAAGTGCTTGTTGCACTAGAATCAAATCTAAAAGCGCTAACACCAGTTTTACCAATAAATTTATTCCCCATTATACGACTGTTTGACGTCATACTTCCTTTTGTTCTCAAAAAGTATCTACTTCCATTAGTTCCCTTTGTTAAGTAAGTATTATCTAATATGTTTATGTTGTTTGTTGTTCCGCCTCCAGCGTAAAAAACACCATAGTTATTTAGGTTGTCTGTGTTGTCAAAACTTGTGAAAGTATTATTCAATATATCTACATCGCTTATTCCTCCAGTACTTCCGTATCTAAAAAATCCACCTACATAGCTTGCATTTGTTCTTAGGTCTACTGTAAATTCATTATTAGATACTTTAATGTTTCCGTTGTTAGTAGCTCCAAAACCAGTAATATTGGCATTGTAAAAAGTGTTATTAGATATTTCAACTCCATTTAAAGCGTTAAAAAATCCAAGACCTAAGCCGCCACTAGTTAATACATTTCTTTTAAACACATTTCCAAAAACAGTAAAATTCTTAACTGTTCCAAATGCGAGTAAATCAACATTTACAGGAGTTGTGTTTTCGTCTATAAACCTATTATTATAAGCTCCTGAATTTACATTGTAATCTACACTAATATCTTCTCTTCCAAATGAAACTAAAGCCGTGGGAGTTGTTATTTCTGTGTTATCACCTGCTATCATGTATAATGTGCAATTTTTTACAGTTACGTTTGAAGCAAACCCTTTAATAGCTCTTCTGGTACAATTTTTTATAGTATAATTGTCTATTGTAGCTTTAACCTCATGGTCGTACTCATCATTAGTACTATCGAAGTCAAACGCATCACCGTCGTCGCCAAATAAATCCTCTGCATATCCGTTTTTGAATACTAAATTAGCCGGTTCATCAGTTTGAACATATCTAATATAAAACAATCTTGTAACACCTTGACCATCTCCAATAACACTATTTTTTAATGACTCTAAATTATAGCCGTTAACATTGTCGGACACAAAATCTTTAAAACTTCCGTCAGTTGTTTTAATGTCTATTTGAAATGCAAAAGACTGATTTATTGAGCTGTACAAGTTTCTTACGTCTATATTTTTTAAGTTAGCATCAGAGCCGTTCATGTACATAAACTTTGAGGAATAAGATTGACCATCAAACTCAAAATTTTCAAACTCAATTCTGGCATTTACAAAGGTTAGTAAAAAACTATTGTTAGATGATGTGCTTATTATTTTACATCCCTGACCATCAAACTTATATGTTTTACCCGTAGAAAACGATTTAGACGTGTTTATTATGTACGTAGCTGTTGGACTTCCTATTACTTTTTTACCTGTATTTAATGCAGATTCAAATGCATCAGAATCATCTATTAAGTCGGTTCCATCACCTCCATGTTCTTCTATTGTTGTTGTTCCTAATAAGCCACCAGATGAATTTACTTTAGAAGCTAAACTAGCATCTAATTTAGCTTCTGTAATTGTTCCATCTTGTACATCCGCACTAGCAGAAACGTTATAAGGAATTAAACTACCGTCACTACCTACTGTACCCTCAACTGTCTGAGCGTTTAATCCTATCGAAAGGATAAAAAATAATACTATGCTAAATGTGTGTTTCATAATTACCAAGTTGTAAATGTTACTGGAGTTCTAGTCCAAGCTGTGCCGTTGTGTCTATAAATGTAATTGTCATCATACCTAATTTCCCCTAAATAACCTGTAGCACTTGAAGAAGAAGGCGCGCCACTTGTTGTTATGAAAGAATCTGCTTGCGCCCTTCCGTTTACGTCTAAATCTTGCGTTGCACTAGATTTATTTATACCTAAACCGATATAATTTAAAGTAATAGCGTAATCCACAATTGCAGGCTCTGCCCTAAATAATGTACGTCCACTTGTTGTGTTTAAAATTCTAAATCGACCATTAACTTGGTTTTCTATTTTCCAACTATTAGCGGTATTTACTAGATTTATCTCAGGCTCTCCTGCTTCCATAGACACTAGACTAAATTCAGGCGCATTGTTAGTTGCTTTGAATTGAAAGTTTGTGCCGCTATCACCTATCAATTGATTTGTATTTTCTGCTATTAAAGTTAATGGAGAATACCTATTTACACCTTCTTTTAAGTCGTTAGTACTAAAAGATTCTAAACTTCTAATTCCGTATTTATTAGTTAAACCTTGTGGTATATCATCAGTTGTGAAACCTTTCAAATCTAATTTAACAGGATTTACAAAGAAATTATTTTCTTGCTGAAACCATAAACTACCTATTAAATAATTACCCCACGAGCCAACGTCATCAGTTAAGTAACCTGCAATATATCCACCGCTTGTATTAGTTTTTTGAGGATAGCCCTTTTTAGTATCAAAAGTATAATAATCGTACAAATCTGAATCTTTATAAAATGCGTTTGCTAAAGCTGCAACTACTGACATCTTGCGCCCCTCTGAATTTAATGGAATTAATTCGTCGCTACTATTTTTATAAAAACGTGTGTCATTCCAACCTCCAAAAGCCGATGATCTATAATAATTAGTTTGCCCTTTAATTAACGATAAAAGACTTTTTTCGGTGTAACCGTCTGTTGTACTTGAACCCTCAAAAGGTAAACCTAAATACATTAGGTTTGTTTGTCCTTTCTTAACACCTTCTACTGTGCTATAATTATATAACTTATCATTAGGGTAATTATTAGTAATTGCATCCAAATGCGCTATTTCTACCATTGCGCCTATGCTAGTCCAACCGTAGTTAACGCCTTGAGTTGGTGAAGCATCAGTATTTCTTATCATTTCCCACCAAGTACCATCAGGGAAAACAGCAAATTTTAAACACATTTTAAAATAAGCTCTTACCCACTCTTCAATAACTTTGTTTTCATTTTCAATAGCAAGAATATATATAAAGCTTACAACATCCCAATTCCTATTATTAAAATGATCTTGCGTACTAACAAAATCAAACATTGTATTACCTTCTGAATCAAAAACGGTACTTGGCATAATACTGCCTGTGGCTGCTCCAAATTTAGACGCCCCGTATATTTCCCAATCTTCACCAAAATAAACATCTAAACGCTTGTCTAAAGCTTCAAACAATAATAAACTTAAATCATTTACCCATGTTTTGACTTCTTCAATTTGGCTATTACTCAAAGTTGTTTGAATACCTTCTAGCCTTTTAATTGAATGAAGCATTTTTTTAGCTTCAATACCTTGTATCCATCCTTGGTGTGTGTTATCTACTCTCTCGGGCGTTGTTACATAGTCCTGCCAAAAAGTAGTGTTTAAAGAATTATTTAAAACCGTTTGATATATCTCATTAGCTGCTAAATTTGCTAAGGTGACATCATTTGTAACTTCTGCTTTTAATGCTGCTAAATGTAAAGAATGCCTTTCATTTTGAAAAACGTATTCACTGCCTGTTTGACCTTGTTCAACTGTAGTGTAAGCCCCGAAAATTGGCCTGTACTGATCAGGATCAGAAACAAATTCTGCGCTTTTTTCGTCAATACTCAACCTATCATCATTAAAACCTGTTCCTAGTATATAGCTGTTGTTATATCTATTAACAAACTCAAGCCAAGCTTCATTTGTATAGTATTCATTTTTATAGGTTAAATCTTCACCTATAACATCATCAATTTTATTTATTTTATCATTAACTAAAGTAGATAATTTAGATTCCGTTATACTTCCGTCAACAATACTTATAGCTGTTGGCGTTCCTGTAGGGTCTATAATTTGACGTCCTGCATTCTTTAATTTAGTAGCCGCATCCATTGCGTTGTACTCCGCTAATGTGATAGGCTTAATTATAGAAGACAAAGGAACGGAAGCCGAACCATTCAGTTTTATTGAGTCGTCTGCTATTGTTATTTGCTGCGGATTAGGCTGTTTTATTTTAATAACAGTCTGCGCACTTACTCCCGATATGGTAAGTAGTAAAATCGATAATATGTAAATTGTTTTTTTCATTTTCTTATGTTAAAATCCTGCGTAAAAATAAGTTCCTGTTATTTGGATATACCCTAAACTAGTTGGTGCAGATACCGGGGTCAAAAGACCGTCCGAACCAACACTATAAACATCAATTTGAGTTCCTGCTGGATTTAAAATACCTTTCAAGTAATAGTCACCAACTCCATTCATATTCTCTATAAATACATCGAAAAAAGTTTTAAATTCTGTTTGTACGTAATAAGTTTGAAGTAATATTCTTAAATTACCACTAGGGGTACCAGATACAGTATTAGTTTCGGAACTAAGAATTATATTATTCTGTGATAATTCAGTTATCAAATCTTTTTCTTGAACTCCAGATTTAGCATATGTAGCACCTGAACCAGTATCTACTATATCGAATGACGTATAACTAGATGTAGCGCTTAAATCAACGCTATTTCCACCACTAATACTCAGTATTCCATAACCCATATCTAGGGATAGGTTTTGATTAGATGATGCATAAGTAGCATCCGCATATCCTTTAGTAATTAAAGATGTTGCTCCTGTTGATGTTATTTGTGAATTTGATAAATCAGCGGTTATACTTGAAGGGCTTAATGTTAGCTTCATTATTTCACTATCGTCTGAATTTCCTGCTATTAATCCAGATCCATAAGGGTTGACGAAAACGGTTGATTGAGTATTAGAGTTAGCTAAAGCTAATATGCCATCACTATTAACATAGAAATTACTAGAACCTAAGTCATTGCTTCCTGCTTGAAGCTTAGTAGCCAACCCATCAAAAACAGCATTACCGCTTACAGCGTTAGTATCTCCATCTATAATAGTTTGTGATACTGTTCCAGTTCCGCTTGGTTCTCCGCTATAATCATATCCGTCAGGGTCAAACTCTAAAATATAACTTTCTGAATCGCTGCCACCTAAAACGCTGATTTGTACATCTTGTGCGGTTAATGGGTCATAAGTAACTAGATTCACAGGTCTATTAATTAAGTCGTTGTAATCCTTATCCCATGCAGAATATAAAGGGTCTGTTTCTGATTGTAAAGCACTGTTTAATGTTGTTTCGTTTGCCGTTGTAAACGGGTTATCTAAAACAATGTTGTCTCCAGTCCTTGTAAACCCTGGTCCAAAAGTTAAAGGCGGACTAACAGAAGGAACATCACTTAGGCTTGTATAGCTAATTCCTAAACCTTCTACGTTAGATTTAGTTAGGTTCGGATCTGTTTCTTGTGCTGATAAGTTCTTTATAGCAAAAGCATCTAATCTGTTTGTTCCGGTAAGTGATTCTAATTTTGCTTTTATGTTGGCCGGAGTAGTTGTTGGATCGGTTTCTGTTTGTAATGCTGAATTAGCTAAAGATTCTACAGTATCTAAATTAACCGGCTGAGTAATTGAAATATTATTAAGCTTATCCTGGTCCGCAGGATCTATTCCTGAAATACCGCTAGCTAAACTTTCAAAGATTACTCCGTTCCATTTTACGTGATACCCTAAATCTGCATTGTAATAAATGTCTCCTACCTTCTTTTTGGTAAGAGCATTTAATTGCACTGTGGTTAAGTTGTCATATCCGTAACCTGTATTCTCTGGTACCAATACCTGAGAATATCCGAAAGATATAGACATCAAAATCATTATTATGGTTATTTTATTTTTCATTGTTGCGTTATATGTTGATTCGTTTTTTATCTAAAACTTCTCCTTGCTCGTCAACCAATACTCTTTTGTCTCCAACAATCTTAGTTGATACATTCATTTCTGAATCTAAAATTGTAAGTATTCTTTTACCATCTATTTTTGTGTGAGGTTTTTTAAAGAATGCTGAGTATATGCTTATTGCTAATGCTGCAGAAGAAATTATTAATACTGTTGTTGACATACCTACCTAAGTTTTACAATGAATGAAACATCTGAATCTGAAGTAGGTGGATAAACCTTAAGTGTGCAAATACATTTTGCTCCATCGTTTATTGCGGCCAAGTAAGTTTCTGGTAAATCTGGATCGTTTATTAAAACAGTCTGTCCTACTCTTGTTGCGTTATTGTAGTGTACGAAATCTAATTTTCCTGTTATGAAGTCTAATATTCCTGAAACAGAATATTGAACGGTACCTCCTGGATTAGTAGGGTGGGTTTTTGGCAAAGAGCCTAAAACAGTGCCTCCTTCGACCATTTGTGTTAAAGCGTAAATTGCTTCATCGTTGATTAATGACATTGCTATAGGTTTTTTCTATTGAATACTACAAAAGTATAAAATATATTTATATTAATAAGTGTATTTTTGTAATATAAAACTATTATATCATAAATTTCATGAAAAAAGATTTAAAATTGAAGAAAGGAGAATTATCTGATAAAGAAGCACTTGCGAATTTAAGTGAAAGTACCAGAAAAACTATTATAGCAAACAAGGCTAAAATTTCAAACAGTAGTTCTAATCCAAAACTGAAGAGGAAATACAATCGAGAAGATAAGACTGTTCTCTATAATTTTGTGGAAGGGTATAATCTGCTGCAGCATTTGATTGTTGTAAAGCCGTTTATATGCAAGCTGTATAACATCAAACATTATTCGGAACTAGAAGCATTGCTTTATTTGTTCCCTATTCAGTTTTTTACATTAGATGATTTCAGGCAACTAGGACTAAAACAACACAACCTCCATATAAAAACTATGGAGGATTTAGGATATATCGAGTTGTGTGTTAAGAAGGTGGATAGCGCAGGTAATATTTATAAGCTAACCGAAAGGTCTTTGAACGCGGTAATGGATTTCTATAAGTATCTTTCCGGAGAGAAAACAATAACTATCAAATCTGATTTAAACCCTTTTAGAAGTAGTAAGGTTTCTAGGATTGATAGAATTAGAGAAAAACTTATGCTTAAATTAAAAACAGAATCTAAGCGTAGTCCAGATAAGTTCAGGGAAAAACTTTATTAGTTTAGGTATAATGCACCGTCTAATTGTATTTTCATATTTACTTCTTCCATAGAGTGCGCGACAACAAATGATTCTCCGTTGCTTCCAACTTCTGCAAAATTATCATCATACCTCCTAACGTATGCTATTTGGTAAAACGTGCACTCTAAGTATTCACATTGGTCCATTGGAGTTATTGGATCAATGTCGTTTTCTATTCTAGTTATATCATCTTCCGGATAAATAAAAACATTTAGTGTAATCATGCATTAGTGTATAAATAGCGTTCCTACTTCTTTAACAAAGATACACTTTTTACCTTCGTGTGTGTATTCTGTAGCTTCAAATTTGTTGTAGTCGATAGTATCACCAACTTTTACATTTTCTACTTGCGATCCGATAGCTATAACCTTGGCGATATTTCTTTTAACAGAAGATTCACCAACAATGATTATTCCAGATTGTGTAGTCTCGTTATCTACTATCTCAGCAAATATTTGTTTTTTAATTGGTTTTGGATTCATATCTTATTCAAAAAGTTAAAAAGTTCTTTATTCCATCTTGCATCTTCAATTGCGTTGTGCTGTTTTGATTTGTCTTGTTTTGGAAATTTTGGATTGTTTTCTTTAACTGACTTAGCTGTTACTAAAGGACATCCAGGGATTGTTTTAGCTACAACGTTTACTGAATCACAATATTCATCTAAACATTGCTTCAGGTCATTGCAATACATAGGAAATCCTTTTGGTAAGTCAATCATCTTGCCAAATAACCAACAGAAAACCACCCAATCATAATCAGCGTAGTATGCGTAGAATACAGGAGTGGGATACCCTCTTCTTAAATCTAATTGTGATTCCTCACTCATTCTAATAGTAGTAGTCCCAATAGTTTGTACTGGTACATCATCGTAGGTGAATTTTACCACCTCATTAGATATTTCCTTATTTGTTTTGCCGTATCTATTGATTAGATATTTCATAACTTTATAAGAAAAACCTTTTTCTACAATAGTGCCTATATAGATACCCATCCTTAATGATTTAGATGATTCTGCATCAAACCTTTTCAATAATTCATCAAATATAGGTCTAAGCACATTTTCTCTAATCCAGTATTCTTTTTTATACTTATAAACACCATTAGGAACTCCAAAAATATCGTAAGAAAAGTTTAGTCCTCGCAAATCTTTTAACTGATACCTGTTCCAAGCTTCTTTGAGGTTGAAGTCTTTGGATATAGCGTAATATTCTCTTCCGTCCTCTGAAACAATTCCAATAGAAATTAAGTCTATAGTATTTGGTGTTTCTCCATAAGGTATTCCAAATATTCTTTTCTTTTGTGGCCCCTCAAGGAACTCTGTATCTAGGAAGTAATTCATATCTATTTAATTTCTTTTAAGTTAACTTCGGTTCTTGGTTTAAATCCATATATCTTTTGAATCCTTATTCTGCAAATCCTAGAATCATTAGCAAAAACTAATTTCTCCATTGCATCTAATAAATTTTTAGTAGTGTTATCTATATCTGGTTTAGTGTCTTTATATATAGTTTCTCCGTCTTCTAGTTGTTTTAGTTTTTTCTTACTCCAAGATTTTAATGGAGGAAACACAAACAGAATATCCATTTGAATAGGACTGTCAATTATTTCAAATCCTTTTGGCAATTGCTCTCTTATCTGGTCGGCTATACTTTTGGCCGCATCTTTAACGGATTTCTTTTGGTAAGATGAAACGAAGTTACCTTTTTTCCCTTTAATTATTCTGAATCTAGCAGATTGTTTTGGCGTTGGCGTCCCTAATATTATTAGTGTTAGCATTTATGTTAATTTTTTTATCCTGTTATCTATACACTTCTTGACATTTTTAGCGTAACTAGAGTCTAATCCTAAAGAATCATATTCCTTTATTTTTTTCTCATACCTAGACTGCAAAGATTCTAGCTCAGATATTCTAGATTTATTTTTATTAATCTCCACAATTAATCTACTTTAGTAAAAAATGTTTCTCTTTTTAAGTGCTCTTCTCTATTGGCGAAATAATCGTCAATTAAGTTCTCAAAGAATGGATAATCTGAAATATCTAGGCTTGCTAGTTTTGTTGTAACTCGGTCAACGGCATTCATTAGATTTTGGGAAGTCACATTATCCGCGTCATACACCTTATCGAATTGTCTTGATGCTATTCGCTCACATTCTCGATTACTCTTCTCTAGTGTGCTCTTAAAGTACTTATCGTCTTCGTAATCCACTTTAAGTTCGTCGTCTCCCTCTAATAGAAGTTGAGTAATGATAGTTCTCTTTACCATTTTTCTAGTAAGGCTAATCATTTTATCGTTATCCTCTTCCATGAACTTTTTTAATTCGTGTTCATTGATTCTAATCCAGGTACCGTCAACAATTCCTTGCTTAATTTCTCTTATGTTTTTCCTAGTGTATTTATTAGCTCTTCTTAAGTAGCAAATATCGTTTCTAGTCTCGTGTAAGAACACATTGAAAATTACACCGTTTTTATTCTTGATGTGTTGATCCAATAATTCTTCTGTTGTAAATTCTTTTTGCATTTTTCCCTTAGTTTAATTTATTATCTTAAAGCACTCTTCGCAAAATGCCAATTCACTTTCACCTAAGTATATTTCTTGGTCAGGTGGTATTGGCTTATCGCAATATGTACAATTCATTTGTTTGAAATTAAAAATAGTCTTTCCTATTAGCCAGTCAAATCGATATTTGTAGGAGTTTATGAATATATCACCTAATTAGCTCCGAACTTATGAAACAACCATACCGACAATCCAATCTACAGACAGGTAAATTTTAAATCTCCAATTAGGCTACGTATTTTTCTTACTCTCGTTGGTGATAACAAGAGTCTTGTTCATTTTTAAGTTTTGATGGAAATAACTTCCAATGCTTTCCGCATCCTTGAACTCAATGAACTGTATATTTTCTATCGGCCAGTATGAATAAACCGTATCTTTTCTTTTGAACTTAATGTAAAGTGTTAGGTCTCCGTCGTGGCCTATCCCTTTAATCTGTGAGCTATTTACAGGAATCCATTCTATCTTATTCATTTTGGCTGTTTTTTACTAGTGAATCCCATAGGTCATTTATTGATACGACCTCTTTTTCTTTATATCTTCCAAAATCCATTCCGTACATGAAGTGGTTTATGCGGTCTTTAGAATCTTCTGCGCCAAACCAAGAAGCCATAACGTCTACCAATAGTTTTACAAGTAGTGAGTTATTGTAAGGATTAACTTCTGATTTAAGCAGTATACTTGCATCCTTTGCAAACTGAATGTCCGAGTCATGCTGCTGCTGCAAAGATGACATGATAGTGGTAAAGTTTTCTTTGGATTTATTCATCTTTAACGAATTGACCATTAACCATTCTGCCTGTACGGTTTTCGATCACATCTAAAGCCGATTCTAGGCAGTCTAATGGATCTAAATCCTGAAGTCCACATTGTATTAATAAAGTAACTAATATATCTCCTATAGCATCCTTAACTTCTTCGTCAGTATATACCGATTTTCCTTTCGAGTTTTTATAACTAACAACGTCATTGTTTTTGAAGTATAAAGCCTCTTTAAGTTCCGCAACCTCTTCTTCTGTTTTAGAGTTCC